GACTATTGCTTCTGGAGCCAACGACGGAACTGTTGCTTCTACGGCCGGGCTTCAAGTCGGACAGAGAGTTAACGCAAGTGACGTTCCAGACGGAACATTCATCCAGCAAATATCTGGGCTGAATGTCAAGTTGAGTGCTGCTGTAACTGGTGCAAACCCAACAGTAAACGTTATCCCAATGGGAACAAACGCCGCTCTAGCATTTACATACTCAGCATCTAACCCAGTTGGTGTTGAGCTTGCCTTTCCAACATATGCCCCATCAATTTCTCACTGGGGCACTTCGGCAATCATGGACGGAAGATTCGACGACGACAAGTCGCTCGTGTTTACTTATGGTCAGACAACCGGTATTACTATCTCTGCAGGAGCAACACGAACCTTGATTGCTATTCGCGTCTCTCCATCAGCAGATAACGGAACCTCGGCGTTCTTCGGTGAAAGAGAGCTTGTTAACAGAATGCAGTTGGTGCTGAGAAACCTTGACGTAACGACTACTTCTTCTACATCAAACATTCTTGTTCAGGCCATCCTGAATGGTGTTCCATCAAACTCTCGTACATGGGCAAAGCCAACAGCGGTTACATCAAGTTTGGCCCAAATTGCAGACTACCAAGGAACAGCAACGACTGTTAGCGGTGGTGAAGTAACTGGTGGTTTCTTTGTTGGTGGAACCGGTGGTGTTCAGATTAGCCTTGAGGACGTTCGAGACCTTGGTAACTCAATTCTTGGCGGAGGCACGACGCTGACAACAACAGGAATTTACCCAGACGGTCCAGACACATTGCACATTGTTGCTACAAACATCGGTTCTGCTTCTGCGACAGTGTTTGCCCGCCTCTCATGGACGGAAGCACAGGCTTAATCATGCCAGCGATTGACTTTCCATCAGGTGCGCAATCAGGCGACCTTCACGTAAGTGCGGGTAAGACATGGACTTATAACGGTTCTGGTTGGGTGCTTGTAACAATCCCCTCGGCAATGTTCTCTTCAGGCGCTGTTGCTGGTTCTTCCCTAACCGAGGATTCTGTTCCTCTCAACAAACTTGTAAACAGCGATGCTGGCAAGATTGTTATGTACAACTCATCCGGTGTTGCTACTTCAACCGCCATATCCGGCGATGTTGAAATGACTAGCTCTGGTGTTTTGACGATTAATGATGACGCTATTAGCGATATCCATATTACCAGCGGCGCAGAAATTAACCCGGACAAAATTGCGGGTACTGCAGTTGTATTAACAGACCAAGCGGTGATTACTTCATACATGATTGAAGATGGAACTATCGTCGACGGAGACATATCCTCAGATGCTGGAATAGGTCGAAACAAGTTATCTGAACCGTTGACGAATGCTCAAGCAGCAAGCTACACACTGGTTCTTTCAGATAGAAATAAGATTGTTGAAATGGGTGTTGGAACTGCAAACACTTTGACGGTTCCGCCAGACTCAACAGTCCTATTTCCCACTGGAACTCACATCACGATTATTCAGACCGGCTCAGGGCAGTGCACTGTAACACAAGGCTCAGGGGTGACAGTCAATGCAACTCCAGGACGAAAGCTTCGCGCACAGTGGTCTGGTGCTACGCTGATAAAAAGAGCAGCCGATACCTGGGTGCTCATCGGAGACCTTTCGGCATAAATCATGGAAGCATTAAAAGATAGTGGCGGTAAAAAGCCAACGACACCGACAGATGTCGTTGCGACCAATACCGGCGCAGGCACAGTAGCTTCAATATCTTTTACCCCGTCTGAATATATCGGCAAAGACACAATTACCTACACGGTGACGTCTAGCCCTGGAAGCGTTAGTGCTTCAGCATCTAGCTCACCAATAACACTCACAGGTCTTACTTCGGGAACAACTTATACATTTTCTCTAGTAGCAAACACAAACTATGGAGTTCCATCCGACACTGTCACAACTGGGTCTGTTGCAATCGGCCAAAACCCAGGTGCACCAACAATTGGAACTGCTTCAATTGTCGCAAACGTCGATAGAGCAATTGACGTTACCTACACTGCTGGAGCTGCTGGTACCGGTGCAACCACATTTACTGCAACCTCGTCTCCAGGTGGAATAACCGCAACTGGTTCTAGCCCAATTCGAGTTACCGGCCTAACAGCAGGAACTGCCTATACGTTTACGGTCACAGCATCAAACTTGTTCGGTTCAGCAACTTCTGGTTCTTCGAACTCCGTGACAGCTGGAAACGCGCCAACTGCTCCAACAATCGGTACAGCAGTAATAGTGCAAAACGTTGACCGAGCAATTGACATCCCGTTTACTCCTGGTTCAGCCGGAACGGGTTCGCCTACATATACAGCGACATCAACTCCGGGTAGCTTAACTTTTACTGGTACAAGCCCAATCAGGGCAACTGGCCTCACAGCTGGTACTGCCTACACGTTTACGGTTAGCGCATCCACCGTGTACGGTTCAGCGGTTTCTGCCGCGTCCAACTCAGTAACTGCTGGAAACAGGCCAGGAGCGCCAACAGGGGTGTCTGCTGCTGCCGGCAACGCACAGGCAACTGTTACGTATACAAACGCGGCTGCTGGAACTGGGGCTACAACGCACACCACAGTTTCTTCCCCTGGTGGAGTTTCATCAACTGGGGCATCACCAGTCACCCTTACTGGTCTTAGCAACGGTACTGCTTATACGTTTACCGTAACGGCATCAAACGCGTATGGCTCGCAATCTGCAACTTCAGGTTCGGTTACGCCAGTTGCACCACCGTACTTCCCTCCATATTTCCCGCCGTTCTTCCCGCCGTTTTTCCCACCGTTCTTTCCACCATTTTTCCCTCCATTCTTCCCTCCATTCTTCCCGCCGTTCTTTCCGCCATTCTTCCCTCCTGGTTTCGGCCCTGGCTTTAAGTAGAAGTGGACGCAAATAAAATCTGGGTTGGTGGGTTCGCCCACTGTGCTAGCATTTCCATTCCAGGCAGCAAGCAGTCCAAGGAAGCAGACATGATACATCTATATGTACAAGACAGTCAGACGATATCCATGTACGAGAAGCATGCGGTAAATTCTCTGATTGCCATAAATCAGTTAACGGAAAAAGATGCCTCAGAGCCAATAAGCAAAAGTCGAAAATACAGTCTGGTTCAGCAAGTCGCAAATAACATGTTCATTGAATCAGGAAGATTGACGTACGAACAAGTTAATGCGTCACTCGTCGACATTGGAGAAGTGCTCCTATAAATTTTGGAGTCAAATTATGTTGATTGCGAGGTCTTCGAATGGCTTTTCGAGAAGAAGTTTTTGATTTAGAAAGCCTGCCTTCCGCGGACCCATCAAACATAGTCATAAAAGAGAATTTTGTCACCAAAGAGCATCTTGTAGAGATACTTGATTATTGTAAGTCAATAAGAGAATGGGAATCCCAGAGCGACTTGGGAAACGACAGCATTCACACCCCTGAGCTATTTGAGCAAAACTCCTCAAGCGTTTTTTCTATCATGCAGCAATATGTCAATAATGTGCAGTTTGAGGTTGAATATAAATTCGGTCGGAAACTGGAAAAAACAAAACCTGGCATCAGAAAGTGGCACCCGGGGGAAAACCAAGACATCCATGCTGATGGCGAGACGGCTGGTGGGTATCCGGGTTACAACTACGTAGTCGATTACGGTTCAATTATTTACTTGAACGAAGAGTACGAAGGTGGAGAAATATTTTTTCCAAAATACAACATCCACATAAAACCAAAAGCTGGAACGTTGGTATTTTTCCCATCGACAAACATGTATGCACATGGAGTTACCGAGGTCAAATCTGGCGTCAGATATACATCTCCGCACTTTTGGATTCCAATAAAACATAGAATACTTATGGAAATGGCAGTCATGGATGGCCAAGGGTAAAAGGCAAATTTGAAACGTCTTTACCATCTACACATACCTCGAACATCAGGACTTGGAATTTGTCATTCGCTGTGGAAGACATTTGCTAACAATGGACTTCCGGCAGATGTGTTTTCGCCAGATGTTTCGACGTTGATGTACGACCATAACGCGATGCTTGACTACCCTTTTATATCAGGTCATTTTGCAAGAAACCCAATAGTTGAAAGCAATGGCGACTTGGATGTATTCTCCTTGGTCAGGGAGCCGGTCGAACATTATCTGAGTATTGCTGCATACGTTTCCAGGAGCGCAGGTAAAAAAATGTCCAATGACTACATGGACGAATTTCTTTATGGGAGTATAACTCCATTTGGAGTAAATGAACTATTTTCCAACTCGGGAAATATACAGTCAAAGATGCTTTTCTGCAGAATCACCTTCGTGGATAAGTCTCTTGTGGCGCTGAGCAATGACGATGTACAGAACGAAAACAATGTTGTCTTTGTAGAGTCAGACATTCCGAGTGAGGAAAAAATAAAAGACTCAATTAGCTCGATGAATCTATTTGCCATGAAAGATAGAAGTATAGCGATTGAGTGGCTACGAGGTATGGTGTTCAAATCACATGGTTTTACGCTGGACGGCACGGTCTACGATACGGTTAATGGCTCGGAAAAAAATGGTTTCACACCAGATATCTCCCACGTGAGAGAAATAGAAAAACGCTCAGAAGTGGACGATTACCTGTATAGGCTTGTTTTAGAAAAATAATTTGATATTGTTGCTGCATGCAAGAAGATACGGATTCCCCGTGGAGAATAAAACCCGGGCACTTTGGGGCTGGACCGGAAAATATCCACATATTTGAAAACTTCATTGATAAAGACGACTTGAAAGTCATTCAAGATTTTTGCCCAACAATAAATGAGTGGAATAACTCAAAAGAGAGTGTTTACGCTGAGGACGGTACGTGTCTCTACAATGCCGACTACTGGAACGACAGGCAGTGCAGTAGTGAAATTTTGGAAAGGCTCTCTACCCCTGTTTTTAGCATAGTTGATAAATACATAAAAAAGATGCAATTGACGCTGGAGGGAATTTATGGCTTGGAACTCTCGCCACGCCCACCAGTCATCATGAAGTGGAGACCGGGGATTGAGCAAAGACCGCATGCTGACAAACAGCTGAATAACGGCGAGCCAAACGCTTTTGTTGATTACGATTTGAATTCTTTGTTTTACTACAATGATGATTTTGAAGGCGGAGATTTGTACTACCCGCAGCATGACATTGTTGTGCGACCCAAGCCTGGCCTGGCTGTCGCTCATCCAGGCGATGTTAATTATCTACATGGGGTCACGATGATTACAAAAGGGCACAGATACACAACTCCATCGTTTTATACGGTCAAGTAAATGAGTGTAATAACCATGGAAAACGTGGTTGAGCTAAAGAAGCGCAATTCTGTTGTTGATACATTGCGGGAAATGGGCGGTCCTTCAAACTTGGCATACATGGACGATTCAACCGGGTATTACGAAAAATCAATTTTGTTAGATTTTGACATTTTTGCTTATGGCATTTGCGAAGAAATATATGAAAGAACATTGAATATTGCTAAAAAAGAATTCAATTTAAATCTGGTAATAGAGCAAACAGCATTGATTAGAATTGTCCCAGGAAACACAACAGAGGAGCATGCAGATAGCCAGAATCTAGATGGGACGCCAAAACTTGGCTGCAGTAATTTTGCAGTTTCTGCAGTTGTCTACCTAAACGATGGGTTTAGTGGTGGCGATTTGGTTTTTCCAGGAATCGGGTTTAGATATGAGCCAAGTGCCGGAAGCTGCATATTGTTTCCCAGTGACTTACGGTACAGGCATTACGTAGACAGCGTTCTAAGCGGAGAGCGTTTTAGTCTGGCAATGTGGTTCTCCGAGGATAGGATGAAATAATGAGAAACATTGAAGTTGAGTATATCGGTGACCCAAAAGCAGGTTTTCTCGTTTACAGGAATGTGCTCAGCGAGGACCTAAAAATACCAGGACGCCTAGAGGAGACGATAGGAAAAAGTGATTCTGCTCCATTCGCATGGATGCCGGCATTGGTTGGCGATGGACAGGTTATGAAAGAATACCGTGATTGCGTTGATTGCAAGATGAGTCCAACGCATCTAAGAAACTGCCCAAGCGAATTCGCTGAATTAAAAAACATATACAACGATACTGTGAACGGTCTTGTTGCTTGCCTTCAAGACTACGAGGCAAGATACAACATCAGGATGGACTTCATGGAAGCGATTAACTATGTTCGCTACCAAGAGGGTCAGCACTTCAACGTGCATGCAGACCACGGGTTTTCTTATGTATGTACTGTTTCTTCGGTTATGTACTTAAATGACGATTATGACGGCGGAGAGCTGTGGTTCCCGTATTTGGATGTTACGTTTAAACCAAAATACGGGGACATAGTTTTGTTCCCATCAACTTACATATATGCGCATGCATCGAAACCAGTAACAAGGGGTACAAAGTATGCCGCAGTAACGATGTTTGACTACAACGACAGATTTCATGGACAGTGGCAGGGTTACGGTAAGGATGTAAACGGGAATAAGTTGGAGTATGGTCCTGGAATTACTGGACTGAGCACAAATCAAGTAAATAGGTTTGCTTTCGACCAATGACAAAGTTATTTCTAAAAAAAACCCATCAGAATCCACCCTTGATACAGCAGTCAAGGATTAAGCGCGACTGGATGGACGAAACTTACAATAAACATGCCTATCAATGTCTTCCCATGACAGTTGCAAATGTATACGGATGGGAGATAGTCATGGAAGAGGACTTGGTTGTCCAGTGGGACGGCGGAAACACACCTCCAAGAATCCTCTCTGGGGAGACTACGACAAACGGTCGAACACAAGCCACTTCTTCAATAATAGGAATGATTTCAATTCATATGGGTTGGGTTGTAAACACTGAGGATGGTTACAACATGTGGATGACTGGCTCGCCGAACTATTTTGTTGACGGAGCAGCTCCACTTACCGCAACGATTCCAAGTTACTGGTGGCCAGACGAATCACAGATGAACTGGAAGATAACGAAGGTTGGAGAGCCTGTCGTGTTTAAGGCCGGAACGCCGTTTTGTTTCTTTAATATCTACGACAATTCCGTCCTTGAGAATGTTGAAATCATTGAGTCGAGTCTCTGGGACGACAAGGGGCTAGTTGAGTCAAGGATGAAGTACGGAGACATAAAGGCAAAAAACAATATCGAAAAACCATGGACGTGGACCAAGGGAATTCGCACAGGTCTTGACGCTGATGGCAATGCCATAGGGCCCACATTCACCGGGCTGCCCAAATTATCCAATCCATAGTGTAAAATATGGGTACTTGTCCAACATCAGGATTACGGAGCCGCTATGAAATTTGAATCTTCTTTTACAACTCAGGAAAAAAAGCTTGTTTATCAGCGCACCCTGAAGGACATCGAAAGACAGCTTATGGAAAGACTGCTTCAAGAAGGATTTGACCCAGACACGTTTGATGAAGTTAATTTTGTTCCTGGAGTTGACTCAAATGGAATCATCCATGGCCACAAGCTAATTGCTGACTTCATTTCAAAGATTAATAACATCAAGTCACGAATTGCTGAGTAAGCTCTAAGCTATGGCACTTTCTGCAGAACAACTTGCTAGCGCAAAAGCTGAGGCGATTCAGATTCTTGAATACTCAATCTATACTCTTGCTTTCACTCTGGGCGTAGACGAGGATGACCTAGAGGTTGGGATGACCAATCCGATAGACCTTTCTATTGATGAGAACAGCGCGCTATTGGCACAGTACGATGCCTTCGAATGTCTAAAGACGCAATTGGTGGCGCTCGCAAGACTACAGGCGTAAAACCGCGATGAAGCTAACACCAAGAATTCCTAAAAAGATTTCCATAGTTGAGGAAGCTCTTAATTCAGGAAGATATGAAATTTGCCCTGACAATGACCCTGACTTCCCAAATATTCAGGAACCACTAAGCAACCCAAACAGGGATTCACAAGTTGCTAGATGGAATCCTGAACTATTCTCATACGAGCTGCCAGACGGCGCAACTTTCTTTTGTGACCTGCTTCAGTCTAATGACCCTCAGAAAAAGTGGGAAGAAACAGAGCCTGGTGACTTCATGCGTGACGAGATGGTAGAGGAGCTTACAAATGAGGCATAGAATCGCCGGTGGGGAAAGCCTGTACAGTGCAGACGAGGAAATAGAGTACAACGAAAAGCAACTCGCCATATTTGCCTACATGCTCGGTCATGACCCACAAGATATTGATTCCATGGACATAGAAGAAGTCGTAGTAGAGCTAAGGTCAATGTGGAAGTACACAAGCGACATCAGAAGCGCCGGTCTTCCAGCGTACACAGCAAACGCGATACCTAGATTCTTCTCAAAGATGAACGCCATGTTGACAGATAGAGCACGAAAAGCAAACTGGAACTATACGCTCGCAAAGGCTGCCAAAAATGGATAATAGACAATTAAGAACAGCCATGGTAACAACGTCAATTTCAAAATACATGTCTTATGTTTTTGGAGAAGACGGTGTTGAAAGAATTGCCGATGAGCGATTTGAAGGGATGCAGAGAGTTTTTAACTGGAGACAATCTCTTAACCTCAATCTGTCAATTGCTGCAAGAGGCTCGACAGAGGGTCTTTGGTATGTCGACTTTCTTCAGACTCCAAAATCCGGATGGTCCGACATGATGATAGTGGCTCAAAGCCCTATCGAGTTAATGATGTCTGTAAAGGCCCCAAAAAAAATTCTCTCATTTAACGCAGATTTTGCACCAGCTCCATTCTTGCAAAAGCGAAGATTCCCAGAAACTCAAATATGCTTCATTAATAACCAATCATTGTGGAACTTTGAAAAATTCATGCGTGACTACTCAACAGAAATCGACAACAGCAACTATTACGATGTTGACTACTCGGTAGTTGATAGGCCTGAAATAGGTCAAGGTGATGCCAAGGATTTTGATTTAATTACAATGCAGTCGTTTGAGTATGGGACAGATAGCCAAACATTTTCCAAGTGTGTTGACGCACTGGCTTCTGGCGGTGTTCTCTTGATTAACTCGAACAACAACTCGGGCAAGCTTTACAGAGATGATTACTGGTTCCACCCGAACAACGAAATGCATAAGATACTTAAATCTTCTGATGGATTAATGTTCCACGATTCATCCGGCTACGGGTACACCACGTTTATTAAAAACTGACCCTTACAAAGTCGATTTAAAAACACCCCCACAGATAAGCCATATCGGGCTATAATATCGATTTATGGAACCTAAAGATTTAGTCGATAATGCATCAAGTGCGACTAGTGGTTATAGAGGTTTAGCGAGAACAATGATGATAAATAGTGGGGCAATTCCCCCGGGTGACTCCACGAACGTGAATCACGCAGAAGCTGTAGACGTTCTTGCGGAAATATTATCAGAGATGCATTCGCAATTTTCAGAACAAACTCGATAGAGCTTGCTTTTATTTAACCATGAATGTACTTGACAACTACCTAGACCCCAAGCTGTTCGGCTTGGTTGCTGAATGTGAAAGCTTCTTCCCTGGGTTGATGCAGTCTGAATCAAGGATAGCGAGCGAGGTTAATTCGTACCATAACGAGCAGGCTAGCTGTTATGCGCCATACATGTTTTGGCATGGTTGGTGGTCTTCTCCAGCAAACTCCATGAGGAAGCAAGTAATCAAAAAAATATGGGAGAACAACCTGCCAATTCCGGTCGAAGATGTTCTTGGGTTTGAATACTGGACTAGAACTTTTGGGCCAGGTCAATTTCTTGGTCCGCACGTTGATGAGGATACATTCCTGTACCAAGACACAAAGATTTATAATGGTCCAGAAATTGGCTGCGTCTACTACGGACCGTCAAATGAAAAAGTCGTTGGTGGTTTCTTGGAGCTTTTTGAGTCCAAGCTGAATTTCGGTGAATTAAATGCCCTTGAATGGGAAAATCTTAAAAAAAAGTTAGACCCAATTGAGTTACGAGAAAGAATCGCCTTTAAGGAAAACAGATTAATAATATTTGACGCAGGAAGGGTGATTCATCAAACTAGCCCGTGTGTTTCTGGAATAAGAAACGTAATGGTCGTAAACGTTTGGCTCAAATCAAATCCTCCTGTAGACATGGCTAATTTTGTTTATGAATGAGGAAATTTTTTCAATACCAATCTGCCCAGTGAACATATATAAATCATCCTTAGACATCAATAATCTTAGGCTCTTACAGGAAATATATAATCACGCACAGAGCCTGGAAATTCAAGAATCTAATGTAGATATTTTAGAGAATAAAACGAGTTACTTGAACCATGTCAAAGAGACTTCTGGCGATAATTCTTTGCCAGAAGGAGACGAATGCAGAAAATTAAAAAAATTAATGACGGAAAAGGTTAGCTTTGTTGCCAAAAAACCGATGATTATAAATGAGTGTTGGTCACTGACTCTAACAAAAGGGCAATCCGTAGGAGTGCATTCTCATAAGTCAAACACGCATATGCATCCAGGCGAGTATTACTCTGTTGCGTATTATGTAAACGTCCCACCTAGAAGTGCGAAATTGATGTTCAACATAAGCGTATGCAACACCATCGAGACGATAATTCCAGTGATTCCAGAAGAGGGTATGTTTTTAATTTTTAACTCTTTCATTCAGCACCACACCGATAGACACCTATCAGATGAACCGAGAATAGTGGTCAGTGCAAATTTTTCTCCAGTGAGCCCAAACAGAACCCCTGTTCCAGACTGGTCTGCCTACGACTAGTATGTTCATATGCCTGGAAAAATCAAGAACCTTGGTGGTGGCGTTGTAGTTTTTGAAGACGCAATCAGTGTCCCAGTTGCGGAAATAGTAGAGCTTATAGACAGACTTTCTGATGCTGCAATAAAAGAGCAGTATGAGTATGTTTACGATACCGATGGCAAACCAATTCACGCAATAAACAAGAGCGGTTTTATCTACGAAATCGATGCAATAGCAAAAACTCCAATTCGGGTGCAGGATTTAAACCACAAGTTTTTTAATGAGTGCGAAGAGTCGATTTATAAGTGCTTGCTTGAATACGTGGAAATGTTCCCTGCCGTGCTGCAATGTTTGTGGTGGAAGAGCGAAGGTCACGCGCTTAAGTATCAAACAGGCTCGAAACTTGGGTTTCATTGCGACAACGATGTAAATTACCGGTACGGCCAGTTACCCCCATTTGAGCATGCGACCAGAAATGTGATAAGCGCTCTTGTATACATAAACGACAACTGCGACGACGCGCATTGCGATGATTATTCATTTACCGGTGGCGAAATGGTGTTGCCGTATTTTGATATAACCATAAAGCCGAAAAGCGGAACTATTCTTTTCATGCCAGCCAACTACCTTGGCGCTCATGAAATCATGGAAATAACATCCGGGTCCAGATATTCCTATCTTTCATGGTTCGCTCAAGGCTCCCCGCAGCAGGATAAGGGTGTTTCCCCGCAAGAACCAGATTCCTCGGTTCCCAGGTCAATTGGTGGTCAATGGTGGATGCCAACCATAGTTGAGGACTACGGGAAGTACTTGATGGATAAGTACGGCGATGAGGGTAAAATACCTCTTGGAGCAACTCCATTTAAATCACGGAAAGACGACCATAAATGATTTTCAATGACGCTAAGGCCGAGCATCTTGGTGGTGGTGTTGTCGTTTTCCGTAATGCCATATCAGTCGACTGGAATTTTGCAAACAGCATTTCCAAGGAAATTGTTGACAGGGAGATGGGTGAAATGTACATCCCTGCAATAAACCCTGATAATGGACAGGAAGAATACGTTAATAGAAGTGGATATTTCTTTTCCAAAAATGGAATAGACAAGATGCCAAAACGCGGTTCGCGAGTACATCAAGACACCAGGCCACACGTAGTTGAGTTGTTTACTTTTCTTGAAGAATCAAAAGACAAGTATCTATTTAAGTACATGCATATGTTTCCTATTTCGTTTAAGAATATTTGGTGGAAAGTTAAGGGACATCTTGTTAATTATTCTTCCGAGTGTGGCGGATACATAGGCGAACATAGCGATACAAGCGTTGATTATGTGTATGGAATCCCGCACCCTCCACATCAGTTGGCATCTCGAAATACTGTTTCTTGCTTGGTCTACTTTGGTAGTTGCGTTGATGGTCTAGGTTCGCGTGGTTTCGGTTTTGAAGGATTCGGAGCAGGTGACTTTACTGGTGGTCATCACAAATTTACGTATCTTGACATTGAGTACATTCCAAACAGGGGAGACATTCTGATGTTTCCTTCAAATTACATCGCCGCCCATGAGGTGACTCCAGTTGAGTCTGGAGATAGATTCACCTATCTTGGGTGGTATGCGCACGGAACCCCAAACCCAAATGTGAACGAAGAAGTTGAAGACCCTATTCTAAATCCAGAAAAAGCTGCAATTTCGTCAAATGTGTATATGCCATATTTACGTGAAAGATTCTTGGAGTATTTGGATTCTGTTGGCGAGGACAAATCTTCTAAGACGTACCGATTGGTTATGGGGGAACACGCATGAAAATGACCCATCTTGGAAGCGGAATAGTGTATGTTGAAAATCTTATTCAAATAACAGATTCAGACAAAGACGAGATTAAATCCATATTTTCCTCCACCGCTCCACAGGGATATTCGATTGTCGATGGAAAAACCATAAGCGATGGAGGTTATGAGTTTGATGATATTGGAAGAAGAAAAGCTCCGCTGAGATACACGGATATCAACAATTTCGATATAACAAAGAGGCTTCGTTCTGCAATATATTCTGCAACAGTTGAGTACTGCAAGATATTTCCAGTTGCCATGGAGTGCATAACTGGTCAAACCGATGGATACATGATTAGGTATTTGCCGGGGAACGACATGGGTCCTCATTCGGACTGCAACATCCCGTACAAGCCAGGAACGATTGAACCAATTGTTATTAGCCCTGCATTCAATACTCTTACAACTTCAATTTTTCTTGACGACCACCATGAGGGCGGTGATGTCGCATTTAGGATTTGGGGCATATCCAAAAAAGTAGAACTAGGTTCTGCTCTGATATATCCGTCAAACTTTATTGGATGTCATGAGGTTTCAGAAGTTACGAGTGGCGAGCGGTGGGCTTTCCTTAGTTGGTTCCATCACGGAAATGGACAGGAAAACAGAGAAGGCTCTTACGAATGGGTTCAGCAACTCAGAAAAGATGTTGGTATTGGGAACAGCTTGCAGAAGACCGTTCTTGTAGGAAATATAAACTAAAAAAGTCTTTTAAACTTTGTTCTGTTCAAAGACTTGGCAGACTCCTGAACTGTATGGACCTTCCAGATTCCGTCCGCAAATAGAGATTTAATAACCTCCAGTGATTCTGGCTTGCCAGAAAGATAAAGTTCTCTCTTGTCCTCACCACCTCCCTGGTCGTACCCAAGTGGATACCCGCGAAAAAGAGCTTCTACATAATTGATTCCAGCAGATTTGGCAATCGCGCTTATGTTCAGCTCGGATTGTTCTCCATGGAGATTGTTTCCATCAACATAGATTCCAGAATATTTGTTTCTTGCAGCTGCACCTATAGTGTCCTCCGCAATTCCGCCTCTTCCGATACAGAAAACAATATTCGAAAGACTAAATAATTCGTCAATAGTTTTTAGTTCAACTAGTCCGCGTAGACTCAAAGCTCTATCGATTGTTTCCTGGGAGCGATTTTCAGGCGACCAATATGTCTCATTGCCACTGTTAATTACGCTTGTCGCTATCGTATGGCCCATTTTTCCGAGCGATATAATTCCTACGCTATTCATCTTCAAGAATCCTATTCAGTGGATTTATGTATCCTTTGTTACCCTCAAGATTTCTTACTAGTGTTTTGCTGTCACCTGGGTTAACTGAGGATGCGTACTTCTGGTAGTCATCGTAAATCGTATCAATCCAGTGCGGAACGCACCAGCTGGAAACCTCATCCTCTTCCGAGACTTCTATCCTTACGTTTGGGTCAGGGCTTCCTTGCGAAAAGAATTCAAGATAGGCATACCTTGTTCCGCCGGTGACAGTGTTTACTCCGTGTGAAGCAACATAATTTGTTGGGAATATTATGATGTCCCCACGCTTTGCCATATGGCTGATTCCAAGGTATGGGAAGTAGAGCTCCCCACCTGAATAATTTGTTCCATCGAGTTCTTCCGGAGTGGCAACGCAGTCATTTATATACAGCAGGACGGCAACTGTCTGCCTGGCTCCAAGCTGACCATAGGGGATGTACCTCTCCCCGTTCGTGGCTCTATAGTTTGTGTCGTTGTCGTTATGTAACCCTAGATATTTTCCAGAGTCATACCTTAGAACGTGTCCCCTGCTTCTCCACCATATTGTCCCAACCACGAGCGGAAACATATCCACATACCGTATTAGAGACTTGTATATGCAGTCTTCCCAGTTTCTGAACACGGATACAATTTCTTCTTCTGTATGGTCCTGGACCGGCTCAAGAACTCTTACAGGGACTCTCTCCACTTGCTCGATAGAGAACTTATTCCCATCTTCGTTCTTTGCGTAGACTACGCCATTTATGTCGATGTCGTACTTCCATCTTTGCTGGTGTGCTGCAAGAGCATTTTTGTCAATCCAAGTCGACATGGTTTCTAGGTCAACGTCGACTGCATTATGAAATACAATCACACCTCCACCAAGGTCCGTGAATTCAAGATTCGATATTTCTTCTATAACCTCATTTGTGACTTCAAGTGTCCTGGTCTCATATCGTTTCAACTTGGTTCACCTCCAGCGCAGTGTGCGTCTCGCCGTATTGAGTGACGCATCTATTTTGGAATACAGGGTTTGAGCCAAGCTCTAAACCTGGGGTTGGTTTTGACCAGATTGAGTATTCAGACTTGCAATAAAACTCGTAGTCGTCGTAGATGTTGTCGAACCAAACTGGCTCACACCATTGAATACTCGCGTCTTTTTCCTTTATTCTTATGTTTGCCGCATTATCTGTTCCGCCTTGTCCAAAGAACGAGAGGTATGCATATCTTGTGCCACCATCCATCTTTGTTACACCGTGAGCGCATATGTAGTTTGTAGGGAACATAATGATGTCCCCCTTTTTGGGCTTATAGTCAATCCCGAGGTATGCAAACTTAAGATGGCCGCCAGAAAAGTTAGTGCCATCAAGTTCTTCCTTAGTGTCAACGCAGTCGTTGAAATACGCAAGGGCTCCAGCGGTCTGTCGGAGCGCCACCTGCCCCCTTGGCATATACCTGACACCCTGGGTCACTTTGTAGTTCGTGTCATTGTCTTGATGCCACCCAAGAATGCCCCCACCGTCATATCTGAGTATGTGACCCCTGGTCCTCCACCAGAGGCTTCCGACTATCAGCGGAAACATGTCCGTATAGCGAATCAGGCACTTGTAGATTGCGTCCTCAAGATAGGTGAAGTATTCGACCACATTGGGGCTTGTCGCCTCTGTAACGGGCTCCAGGAGCCTTACAGGGGCATTTGGGACGTCTTCCAGGCGGTATCTGAAGCCGTCCTCGTTTATCCCGTATTCAACCCCATCCTCATCGGTTACATACGACCATCTGCTCTTGTGTGCCTCCGCAGCGCAGTCATCTATGTGCCTAAGAATAAAGTCGTCGACAGAAAAAGCGTTTCTAAAAACAACTATTCCACTACCAAGGTCCTCGACAACTAATTCACTTATCTCTTTGAGTTCATTGGCCCCAATGTTTGGGGTCGAAGGCATTTTCATAATCAACCTACAAGAGACTTCACTGCCTCTATAACAGTCCACGAGGAGCCCGCTGCAAGCGGCTGTTCGGCAAGCGGCAGGTCTGCCCAGTTCAATCTCGCAACTTGCTGACCCTCTCTACTAACCATAAATTTTTCATAGTTGTGCGGTATGCGCATTATTGCTTGTCCAGCCAAGTTCTGTCCAGATGCGGCCTTATCTGAACCATCTGCTTTGTTATCGTCGAAAGCGCGAATGGTGTCACCTTTTAGGAAACTCCATATTTTATGTTCACTTGGGCCGTTTACTTCAATCTTTTCTGTAATTGGAAAAGTTACAAATGGATAAGCCTCGGAAATAAATTGATTTATATCTTCATTATCAGATGGCTCCATTTGCCCAAATTGGTTGCATGGGAATCCAACAACACTAAAATTTTTGTCCGAGAACATCTCGTGCAGCTGCTGCAGCTCCCATAGTTGTCGAGCTGCTCGAGCATAAGACCAAATGGGACTACATTTTGGGGTATAGCCAGTCTTGGTGACGATGTTTGTAAACAAGCAAACCTTGCCGCGAACCGAGTCCATAACATCAAATGTTCCATCTACAGATTTTATCGGCATATCAAAAACTGACTTGATGCTCATATCTTTACCCCGTTTATTTCGATGTTTGCGTATTTGCCGATTTCTACAAATCCAGCAAGAGATTTGCCTACTGACTCAAATTGACACAGAAAGTCGACGCTCATTGGTATGTCTGTGTGGCCGCAAATCTTCACTGTCATGGACTCGTCAGAGGTGTTGATTAG